TGACGGCGATGGTGTTGCACCAAACGGTCATCCTGCTGGATTCGGCATATCTTTTCCAAACTCAAACATAGACAAAGGCGACTACTTCTTAAGAACTGATTTTCTACCAAATAGGTTGTTTAGATATGACGGCAACAGGTGGGTAAAAATTGAAGATTCTGTAAGAATTAACATGACGAACAACGATTCGAGGGCAAACTACAAAACCGGATTTGTGAATAACACCACCACAGATACGATAAATGGTTTAACAACAGAACAAAGACAATCATTAACCAATGCATTGAAACCAAAGGCTGACAATTAAGAATGCTACATTTTTACGAAGGACAGATTAGGAAATTCTTAACTCAATTTATTCGAATATTGAGTAATTTTTCTGTTGAAACAGGAAAAGGAAAAGATGATCAAATAACATTAAGAGCTGTTCCTGTAATTTATGGAGATCCTACAAGACAGGTTGCAAACATAATTAGAAACAATAGTGAAAACGCACTAAATTATGCACCAAAAATTGCTTGTTATGTGAGAGAACTGAACTATGATAGGGAAAGAATGCAAAATCCTTATCACATAGAGAAACAGCATTTGAAAGAAAGGGGAGTTGATGCTGATGGCAATTACACTAATCAGCTAGGAGCAGGATATACTATTGAAAAAGTTATGCCATCGCCTTTTAGATTAGAGGTAACAGCAGATATTTTTTCTTCAAACACAGACCAAAAATTGCAAATTTTAGAACAAATTTTGTATTTGTTCAATCCAGATTTTGAAATTCAAAAATCTGACAATTACATAGATTGGACAAGTTTGAGTTATGTTGAACTCACAGGAATAACATTCAGTTCGAGGACCATTCCGGTGGGAGCAGAATCAGAGATAGATGTTGCATCAATGACTTTTTCAATGCCAATTTGGTTGTCACCACCGGTAAAAGTGAAAAAACTGGGTGTGGTGCAGAAAATTATAATGAGTGTGTACGAAGATGATGGTGGCATAGCAAAAGGATTGATAGACGGATCTCTGCTATCGAGAAGTTTCATCACGCCAAACAATTTTGGATTGTTGGTGTCAGGCAATCAATTAAGACTGTTGGGAACAACAGGGGTAAATGTTAAGTCAGGTGGGGATGGTTTCTATACAGGAGCTAGAGACCCAGGACTGGCTGACCCTTTCGAAACATTTGGACCTGCTGTGAACTGGAAAGTATTGTTAGAACAGTATGGCGTTGTAACAAACGGTACTTCACAAATCAGATTGACGCAACCAAACGGCAATGAAATTATCGGAACTATTGCCACAACAACATTAGATGATACAATATTACTTTACGACATTGACCAAGACACAATTCCGGCAAACACACTGACAGGAGTGAAAAAAATAATTAATCCGTTGACATTTGCACCGGGAACTCCTAGCAATGGAGATAGGTATCTAATAATAGATCAAATAGGTGACTCAACTGCAACTGTGCAAAGTTCAACATGGGGATCACTTGTGGCAAGCGTAGGTGATATTATTGAATATAGCAGTGCTGAAAGCAGGTGGAGAAAAGTCTTTGATGCATCAGATCCTGATTCTACACAACATTATGTTACCAATCTTAACACAGGAATACAGTACAGATTCAATGGTACAGAATGGGTTAAATCATACGAAGGTGTATACACACAAGGTAACTGGACCATAGTCATAGACGGTGGCTTCACTGCTAACGACGATGCTTCTGGACAAGACGCAACTACCCCTTGATAAATCACTGCTAATCTGTTACAATAAAGCATGAATAAAAATATTATATGTTCTGGTGCATTATTTTACAGCACATCTACCAAGCGGTTCATGTTCCTACAAAGGACGTCTGAGAAGACTAAAGGCATGTGGGGATTGGTAGGAGGCAAAACTAAATTTACAGAATCAGCGTTCGAAGGACTTAAAAGAGAGATCGAAGAAGAAGTTGGAGCCGTTCCCAAGTTTAAAAAAGTTATTCCTTTGGAAATGTTTACATCAAATGATGAAAAATTTTTCTTCCACACTTATCTTATTGCAATAGAAACTGAATTTATTCCTAAACTTAATGGTGAACATTCTGGGTACTGTTGG